TCGGATGCTCTCAGGAGGAATCCGACGCGGCGAAGTCGTCCTGATTGCCGCGCGGCCAAAGATCGGAAAGACGGCGCTTGCGCTGTCGATCGCCAGGAACGCTGCGGGTGATCACTCGGTTCTGCTGCTCGAGATGGAGATGCCTAAGACGCAGATTCACGACCGCAACGCAGCTGCGATCGGTCGGATTGACCTGCAACGACTGTTGAACCCGGTCGAACTGGACGACGACGACTGGAAGCGGCTGACGGTCGCCACCAGTCGGCTCGCCGACCTGAATCTGTTCATCGACGACCAGGCGGGCCTGCGGCTGATTGACGTGCGGATGAAGGCGCGAGGCGTCAAACGTCGCGCCGGGCTTGATCTTATGGTGATCGACTATCTGCAACTGATGGAGGCGGACGGCGACAACCGGAACGCTCAAATCGAAAGCCTGACGCGCGGCATCAAGGCACTGGCGAAGGAGCTTGGCATCGGCGTGTTGCTGCTGTCGCAGTTGAACCGCCAACTCGAGAGTCGGCCAAACAAGCGGCCGCTGCCGTCTGATCTGCGGGACTCCGGGAGCATTGAGCAGGATTGCGACGCGGCGATCTTTCTGTACCGGGACGAAATTTACAACCCGGACACGGCGGACGCCGGGATTGTGGAAGCGCATGTCGGACTGAATCGGCAGGGGAGAACTGGAACGATTGGCCTCGCATACATCGGCGCGCAGACGCGGTTTGAAAGCCTCGAGGCGGGCACGCAGTTTGGGCGAAAAGCCGACCCGAAAACCCCCCGATATAGCTTGGTGGACTAATGACCTGCCGCCACTGCTACTGGTCCGAAGCGCTGCCGACGCTGATCCTCTGGTGCCGGCTGCACCTGAGATTCGCGGAATTGCCGTGCGCCAGCTTCACGCGGGAACCTGGGGCGGACGATGACTTGTGAATCCTGCGCGCACCGAGTCGCTCCAGTACGACCCAGCTGCGCGCCGACGTGCGCCAAAGCCGCAGCGCCTAATGCGTGCGTACTGGCGTTTCGTCGGATCGAGGTGGACGGCAAGTGTCCGAAGTGGGCGAGGCGATGATCCGGCTCGAACTTCCTTTTCCGCCGTCCACGAACACGATCTGGCGCAGCCTGCGAACCGGGCCGCTTGCCGGTCGAGTCCTGCTGTCCGCTGCCGGCCGGGAATACCGCCGCGCCGTGAATGCCGCTGTAGCCGTCCAGAACGGCCGCAGGGGCGCGATCTCGGGTCGGGTAAGGGTGGGCATCCAACTGCACCCGCCGACGCGCCGTAGGCTCGATCTGGACAACCGGATCAAGGCGGTCCTCGATGCGCTGACCCATGCCGCAGTCTGGGTCGATGACGAACAGGTCGATGTCCTGCAAGTCGAGCGGTTGGAGATCCGTGCCGGCGGGCTCGCTGTGGTCGAGGTCGAGGTGATCGAATGAAGCCCCCGCTCGACCGCGCCATCGCCGCAGCCCGCGAGGCGACAGGAACCCGCTGGTGCATCGGCTGCGCCAAGCACCGGCAGACTGATGGCGGCCGGGTTCGGGTTGGCGGCAACGGGGCGCGGATCTGGCGGTGCGCGCAGTGCAGCAAGCGGGCGAACCAGAAAGGGTTCAGGTGAGCACCGACCAACTCCGCCAGATCGCCGACGACCTGGACGAATCCGGCGAGTCGCTCGATTCGTTCGTCATGCTGGCCGGGACCTCGGACGGCGACGGCGACATGATCCGCGTGCTCAGCTCCGGGACGGACCGGGACGCGATCGTCGCGGCGCTCAGGAAGGGGATCGACATGATCCGGGGAGGTCAGGAGCAGTGAAGCCGGACGAACTAGCGGACCTTCTGGCCCGGTGGGCGACCTGGGTGGCTGCCGGCAACCGGGCAGGACTAGGCTACGCAATGTGCGGCTATGCCGAGCGGATCGGCACAAGCTGGAGCACCGACAACACCCCGCCGCCGGTCGATACGGCCATCATGCGGGTAGACGATTGCATCAAGCGACTCCCCGAATGGCACCGGCGGGTCATCTGGGTTCACTACACCATGCCGGGCACCGCCAAGGCCAAGAGGGCGAACCTAGACATCAGCCGCGAGCGGTACTACGAACTGCTCGACCACGGCAGGACGTTTCTGGCACACATGCTCGACGAAGAAAGAATTGTGTAGCGACATATGGGCGCAATGTTGCGACGGATGTTATAAGCGATAGGCATGCTGGCTTGGTGCCGGCGGCAATTCACCCTCCCCGTCTGTAGTTATTCGCCCGCCCCGTGCGGGCTTTTCTTTTTGGCGCAAAGGCTAGACCAAGCCGTGGAAGCTGAAAAACAAACCGAGGAAAAACGCCGTATCGGCGACGGAGCGCCGGGGCCTGGAAGGCCGAAGGGCGTGCCCAACAAAATGACCATTGCCGCCAAAGAGGCGATCGCAATGGCTGCCGAGCGTCTAGGTGGCGCTGACCGCCTGGTCGAGTGGGCGCAGTCCGATCCGGTCAACGAGCGGCTGTTCTGGGGCTCTATCTACCCGAAGCTGCTGCCGTTGCAGGTTTCCGGCGAGGGCGGCGGGGATCTTCGGATGACGCTGGCCGTCAAGTTCGTCGGTGCTGGAAGCGAAGTTTCCTGAAAAACTCGCTTTCCTGTTTCAGCCGGCGCGCTACAAGGTCGCTCACGGCGGTCGCGGGTCGGCGAAGTCGTGGGGGTTCGCACGGGCGCTGCTGATACTGGCGGCACAGAAACCGACCAGGGTGCTCTGCACGCGGGAAGTGCAGCGGTCGATCAAGGACAGCGTACACAAGCTGCTCTCCGACCAGATCGAGGGCCTGGGGCTTGGAAGCCTGTACGACATCCTGGCGACCGAGATCCGGTGCAAAAACGGTAGCGAGTTCATTTTCGCCGGCCTGAGCACGCAGACGGTCGAGTCGATCAAGAGCTTCGAAGGCATCGACGTTGTTTGGGTCGAAGAAGGCCAGGCCGTCTCGAAACGATCGTGGGACGTGCTCACGCCGACGATCAGGAAGCCCGGCTCAGAGATCTGGGTGTCGTTCAACCCTGAGTTGGAAACCGACGAGACCTATCGCCGTTTCGTGCTGACCCCGCCGGCCGGTGCGGTCGTTGCGCAACTGAACTGGCGCGACAATCCGTGGTTCCCCGAGGAACTGGAAGCCGAGCGGCAGGACACGCTAAAGCGCGACCCGGACTCCTACGACAACATCTGGGAGGGTGTTCCGCGCAGGTCGGTGTCGGGCGCGATCTTCGCCAAGGAGATCGACAGGGCGTACCTGGAAGGTAGGGTCAGGCCGGTCCCGTACGACCCGAAGCTCAAGGTTCACACGGTCTGGGATCTGGGATGGAACGACAGCACGTCGATCCTGTTCGTGCAGAAGTCCACGAGCGAGATCAGGGTGATCGACTTCATCGAGGACAGCCACCGCACGCTGGACGAATACGCGGCCATGATCAAGCTGCGGTTGTGGAACTTCGGCACGCACTACCTGCCGCACGACGGCGACGCCAAGGAGTTCAGGACTGGCAAGACGGCGAGGGAGATCCTCTCCACGCAGTTGGGTGCGGTGCAGATCGTGCCGAACATCGGGGTCGAGCAGGGCATCAAGGCGGCCAGGATGCTGTTCGGGCAGGTCTATTTCGATGAGACGAAGGCACAGCCGCTGCTCGAGCACCTGAAGCGGTACCGACGAAACATCCCGACGACGACCGACGAGCCGACATCGCCAGTGCATGACGAGCACTCGCACTCGGCCGACGCATATCGCTACCTTGCAGTGATCGCCGACCAGATGCGCAATGAGCAATGGGGCGAGATCAAGTACGACAACCGAGGAATCATTTAATGGCTCGCATGACCGATGACGAACTTCTGGCGCTGATCGAAGCGCGGGAAGGCGAGTCGTATGGGTACGGCGACGGCGAGCTATCGGAGAAGCGCGCTGACGCCATTGCGCGTTTCCTTGGCGAGCCCTACGGCGACGAGCGCGAGGGCCGGTCGTCTGTTGTCGCCACCGATCTGCGCGACACGATCCTGTGGGCCATGCCGCAGTTGTTGCGGGTGTTTCTCGGCGGCGACGAACTGGTCCGCTTCGACCCTCGCGGGCCGGAGGACGAGCAGCAGGCCAAGCTGGAAACCGAATACCTCAACTGGCTGGCTCTGGAGCGCAACGACGCGTTCCAGACTTTCAGTACGCTGATTCAAGACGCGCTGCTGCTCGGCACCGGGTACGCAAAAGTCTGGTGGGATGTTTCGGAGGACATCCAGACGGAGACCTACACCGGAAAGTCCGACGACGAGATCGGCATGTTGCTCGGCGACCCGGACATCGAGGTCATCGAGCACAGTGCCTATCCAGACCCTGCCGGCGGCGGGGTGTACATGGACCCGATCGCCGGGCCGGTGGAGATGCCAGCGCCGTCGCTGCATGACGTGAAGGTCAAGCGCCGGTACGCGCAGGAACTAGCCCGGTACGCTGCGGTCCCGCCAGAGGAATTGCTGGTTCACAAAACGGTCAGGACCGGCTCGGTGCAGGACGCGGCGTTTGTCGAGCACCGGAGGATGGTCACGCTCTCCGAGTTGCGGGAGATGGGCTACAAGGTCGCCGACGATGAGTTCTCGGCCGACGATTGGATCGACAGTGCCGAGGAACAGACGCGGGATCGGTACGACGACGCTGTTGGCGACTCGATCGACGCCGACCCGTCGATGCGCAGGGTGCTGTACCGCGAGTGCTACCTGCGGGTCGACATCGACCGAGACGGCATCGCCGAGCTGCGAAAAGTGTGCATTGCGAACAAGCGGGTTTTGGACAGTGACGAAGCGGACTGTGTGCCGTTCGCGGCGTTCAGCCCGATCCTGTTCGGCCACCGGCATCACGGGCTGTCGTTTTACGACTTGCTGGCCGAGATTACCGCCATCAAGACTGCTTTGCTACGGGGGATGCTGGACAGCCAGTACCTCGCGGTTCAGCCGCGCACGGCGATCGACGTTAACCGGGTGAACCTGGACGACATGCTCGTCTCGCGCCCCGGTGGGGTGGTGCGGGTCAACGGCGACCCGGCAAGCGCGACCATGCCGCTTGTTACGCCTGACGTGGGCAAGACCGCGCTCTCGGGCATCCAGTACGTCGATGCCTGGAAGCAGGACGCGAGCGGCATCAACCCGTATTTCCAAGGCGGGGCGATGCTGGACAGTCAGGCGTTGAACAAAACCGCCTCTGGCGTCTCGCAACTCATCACCCAGGCGCAGAGCAGGATCGAAGCCATTGCGCGGTCGCTCTCCGATGGCGTGCGCGACCTGTTCCTGCTATTGCACCAGATCACGCTCAAGAATGCGACGAAGGCCGAGAAAGTCCGCCTGTCGAACGAATGGGTGCCGATCGACCCGCGTGAGTGGGTGCGGCGGTCGAACCTGAGCGTGCAAGTAGCACTTGGGGCGGGCTCGAAGGAGATGCAGACGCAGCAGCTTCAGCAGTTGCTTGCGATGCAGATGCAATTGCTGCCGGCGGGGATGGTCAAGCCGGAGAACCTCTACAACACCGCGTCGAGGCTCACGCAGGCAATGGGGTTCAGGTCGCCGGAGGAGTTCTGGACCGACCCGAGCAAGCAGCCGCCGCAGCAACCGCCGCCGAATCCGGTGGTGCAGGCCGAGCAGATCAAGGCCCAGACGACATTGCAGGTCAAGCAGATCGAGATGCAAGCGCAGTCCGCAGACGATCAGCGGCAGTTCACGATCGAGCAGCAGAGGTTGCAGGCCGACATGCAGGCAGAGCAGCACAAGGCGCAGCTACAGGTCGAGATCGAGCGGTACAAGGCGGAATTGGACGCGCAGCTAGAACGCGAGAAGGCCGCGATGCAGCGCGAGACGCAGCTACAGATCGCGCGAATGAACGCGTACACCCAGCGGCAGGCGAAGTCGCGAGAAGGGATCAAGGTGAAGCGCAATGGATCTCAGTAATCCGATCCCCGGCGAGATGGACGAGGATGAGTACATCGACGCTGCTCAGGCCGTCGTCGATGGCATGAATACGCTCATCGCCATGCAGCAGCAGCAGTTGCAACTGTTGGCGGCGCTTGCGCAGCAGTTGACAAGGCCGAAGCGGATCGTGCGGGATGCGTCGGGTCGCGCGCTGGGAGTGGAGACGGTCAGCCAGTGAGCGAGCAGGCGAAGTATGAGCGGCTCTGGGGGGCACACGCTCAGTATCGGCAGATTGCGCCAGGTGAGCAGCTCGCCGATCACTTCCTGTCCCTTGCCAAGCCGCTTCCGCACCAGACGGTGTATGACTTCGGGTGCGGATTGCGAAGCGGTGCCGGGTCATCGGGTTCGACTTCGCCGACAACTGCCTGGACGAGTCGGTCAAGGGCGCTTTCGAGTTCCGCCAGCATGACCTGACGCGGCCCGTTGATCTTCCGATAGCGGACTTCGGTTACTGCACCGATGTTCTGGAACACATCCCGCCGGAGGACGTGCGGGACGTTCTGAAAAACATCGTTCTGGCTGCCAGGCGCGTTTACCTGAACATCTCGACGGTGCAGGACGCGCTAGGTGCGTTGATCGGCGAGACGCTGCACCTGACGGTCAAGCCGATGAGCTGGTGGCGCGAACAGTTGGACGCGCTTGGGTTCAAGGTGGCGTATGAGCAG